GCCTTGTCACAACTTTGATAGCAAGTCGTAATGAATATCTTAGTCGTTTTAAAACCCTCGAAGAAGATGTTGACGAACTAAAATCGCGTAACGCTCAACAAGATATAGCCCACACTATTCTACGCACTAAATTAGTAGTAATTGGTTCCCTGGTGGTCTTCGGAGTACCCACCTTTATCTCCCTTCTTCCTTATTTCTGGAAATAAAACATGTCTAAAAATGCAGCGACTGTCGATGTGATGGCTGGACTACACAAACTCTTAGCCCAGACCTTGACTAAGATGATCTCCGGCGGAGACGTATCTGGACAAATTCTAGGTGTAGCCCGTCAGTTCCTCAAAGATAATGGAATAGAAGCATCCGCTGAATTCAGCAACGAACTCCAGCAACTTAGTGAGGCCCTGGAGGAATTTGACCCCGATGAAGCGGCAATGCAGTGATAGAAACACCGAAACTTCCTGAGGCCTTCTATGACTTCAGGAAGTTCCTCTACCTAGTTTGGAAATTTCTCAATCTTCCAGAACCAACCCCTGTTCAACTTGATATTGCTTACTACCTAATGTATGGGCCTCGCAGAAAAATTATCGAAGCATTCCGTGGTGTAGGTAAAAGCTGGATCACATCAGCATATGTGGTCTGGAGATTGAGAATTGACCCACAATTAAACTTCCTGGTTGTGTCCGCCTCTAAAGACCGCTCAGATGCTTTCAGTAGCTTCACCATGCGCCTTATCTACGAGATGCCTGTTCTACAGTGTTTGAGGCCGAGGCCCGACCAGAGAGAATCCATGGTAGCTTTTGATGTAGCTCCTGCCCAAGCGGACCACTCTCCTTCAGTGAAGTCTGTGGGCATCTTCGGTATGATGACCGGCTCCCGTGCCGACGAGATTATCGCCGATGACGTTGAAGTTCTCAACAACTCAGAAACACAACTAAAACGGGAAAAGCTGGCCGAGACTATTAAGGAATTTGATGCCATCCTCAAACCGGGGGGGACCATAACCTTTCTCGGTACACCGCAAACAGAAGATACCATCTACAATATGCTCCCACAACGTGGCTATGAAAAACGTATCTGGCCTGCCAAATATCCCAATGAAGATCAAATCCTAAGCTACGGCAACAGTCTGGCTCCTTTTGTTCTGGATAGGATAGCAAAAGGACATAAACCTGGTGAACCTACTGACCCTAAAAGGTTTAACGAAATTGATCTTATGGAGCGTGAAGCATCCTACGGTCGTTCCGGCTTTGCCCGTCAGTTTATGCTTGATACTTCCCTATCCGACGCCAACAGGTTCCCTCTTAAACTACGAGATCTGGTCATTATGGACTTAGACCTGGAGAGGGCTCCAGAAAAAATAATCTGGAGTTCAGATCCTAGATTAATCATAGCGGACCTACCCAATGTTGGTCTGAATTCGGACAGGTTTTACCGACCAATGGAAACCATAGGGGATTGGATTCCCTACCAAGGGTCAACAATGTTTGTTGATCCATCCGGTAGAGGAGCCGACGAACTCTCCTATGCCGTAGTTAAGATGTTAAATGGCCAACTCTTTGTCACTTCATGCGGTGGAATGCAGGGCGGCTATGATGAAATAAACCTCAAACGTCTATGTCAGATAGCTAAAAACCACAGTGTAAACCTCCTCCTAATCGAGTCAAACTTTGGTGACGGAATGTTCAACAAACTCTTGGAACCGTACCTCACCAAGATCTACCCAGTGACGATGGAAGAAGTAAGACACAATAAACAAAAAGAACTCAGGATCATAGACACCCTGGAACCGGTCATGAACCAACACAAGCTGGTAATTGATCGCAACGTGATACGCCAGGACTATGAGAGCACCCAACATCTGCCTCCTGAACAAGCTCTTAACTACCAGCTCTGTTATCAGATGACTAGAATCACTAAAGAAAGAGGTGCATTAATTCATGATGACCGCCTTGACGCCTTAGCAGGAGCTGTGGCCTACTGGGTAGAGCAAATGGGAGCAGACGCTGACCAGCAAATCAACAACAGACGGCAGGAACTCCTTGACCAAGAACTGGCTATATTTGAAGGCACTACAAGTCAGTCGTTAGACTCTCTGGTGTTAGGACTGCCGCCTTCGATCTCTGAAGCGAATTGGATACACAGATGAAAACATATGTCGGAGTCAAGCAGGTACAGGCGACTCCTATAGATAAAAATGGTGAACCAGGTTACTTGGTGATCTACGAAGACAACTACAAAAGCTGGTGTCCGAAAGATGTCTTTGATAAAGCCTACTTTGAACTGGAAGCAGCGGACAGAGTATCTTACGAAGATGTGCAAAGATTTATCATCGACAAGGAGTCAGACAAACTTAGTGAGAAAACCACCTGGGTTTGTGCTTATCTCCTGAATGGGTTTGAAGAACACGCTATGTCCTCATGTATAAATCCAGCCAACTATGACCACGAGATAGGTGTACGAGCCTGTGTGAGTGATATTGTAGACAGGGTGTGGTCAAATTTAGGATTTGTGGTTGCCTGGGCCAAGCATGGTCTAGGAAATCTACGAGAAGGCCCCAAATAGGCTCACCATTAAACTTTCAATACTAACCCTATAGAAACCTATAAGTCAACAATTATCTCTCAATACAGAGGAGAATGTGATGTCTGACGTGACTGGTGCTTTTACGCCTGTTACATCCCTGACCTTAACCAAGACCACCGTAGCCACTGATATATCCAGTGATTTTACAACGGAGATTAATAGCGCCGTCAACACCGCCCTTGCACTCTTAAATGGTTGGGCGGCTGAGACAGCTTACACTCAGGGAGCTGTAGTTAAACCGAGTGTAGCTAACGGATTCTACTATGAATGTTCTACAGCGGGAACCACCGTAACGACTGAACCTACCTGGCCCACTACCGTTGACGAGACGGTGGAAGATGGTACGGCTGTCTGGACCTGTAAAGAAATCTCACACAATGTTCCAGACTTCTCCACCGCAACTCTAAGCCTGGTAAGATTGCGAGATGGCGGTGTGAGATTCAACGATACAACCGGCAACACTCAGGTCTTGAGAGATCCTGTGGTCACCAAACTGTTTATGGCCCTAAATGCTCTAGCCTAACAACACAAGGTGGTGGTGGTGGTTCCATCGCCACCTTAAGGGAACCCAAATGCAAAAGCTATTTATCACAGTCCTAGTTTGCTTCCTACTAGCCGGTTGTTCGGCTAAATATGAGGCATGGGAACGAGCTGAACGACAAAGGGCAATTAGCTGGGAAAAAGTTGAAACCACCAAGGCGCAACAGGTTCAGTATAGAAAATCCAAAATAGTTATGGAGCCCATTGACCCCACCAAGCCTACCAATGCGCGGGTTGTGGCTGAGATCTTTCACAGTGAAGGCGCGAACACAAGAACTACAACGCCTCAGGCATCTCCAATGCCGGAAAGCACAATAAAATCCATAGTAAATGCTGGCAAGGATGCCATCAAGACTGTAAGTCAAGTAGGTCTTGGAGTAATACTGGCCCAAGAAACAAACGAGACCTTACGGGAAGGGTTTAAAGCGGCTGGTAACAAGACCTCCATGAATGTGACCCAAGGTGATCTAGGAGCAGTCGGTAACGACGGCAGTCGGAGCACAATCTCCGGACCCAGAGACACCACTCAAAATACCTCATTTCTAGGTGAGGAGCAAGATACTGAAATTACAGAGTGATTTAATTAACCCACACTCTTGGAGAAAGCTAAATAAAGGAGGAAGGTTGTTGTATAGTAGTTATATAGTAGTTGACTATAGTGTTCTTTAAGTTAACTAGTAGTGTACTATAGTGTTCTTTAAGTTAACTAGTAGTGTACTATAGTTTGCCTAGTTTACAACTGCTTAATATTACTATTATTAATTAACAACAATCCATCTTTAACATCTTCTAACATAATTTCTCCCCCTTCTAATACAAAACACTTCCCACTCTCCCTCAATCTCCCTTCTCTCCAATCTCCCTACAAGGACTGGTGGCCTGCTTATATACAACCACCAGTCCTCTTATCTACCAGGGAGGCTGTTGTATATTCAGAGGGCCTTGTTGGTTGCCGATCTGATACTGGAACATCTGGTCGTTATGGTTTTGGATCTGATTCCAACGCCATGCTTCTGACATCTTATGCTTTTCCATATTCCAAAGTTGATTTTGTAGGTTCTGTGGTGGGGGAGTGTATACAGGAGCGCCAACGTTAGGGTCATTAACACAATAAAGAGAAGTGAAAGCAGAATATTGTCTCCTTTCTGATGTACTATAGGTGATTTGTAGCAGACCTGCGAGTGATTTACCAGAAATTTGTGAGCGCCTATCGCTATATGCCGGAGTCGACGAGTCCCCCATACGCCCACGCCCAGAACATCATACTATATAGCCCGGCCTGGCTGAAACACCACGAATTTACGCCCATTATTACGCCATACCCACTGTAAATAGTTGATATCATTACTAACTGTAGGAGATACACTATCCTGTGCTTAATAGCTAGACGTGTTGTAGATACACTATGTGATAGTCTACGAACCATGAATTTACTATCATTACAACTATTTAACTAAATTAATGACATCTATGGTTTTTGGCTCATGAGTCGGTTTAAATAGTCAAACCAACACCACAAATCAACCACCAGTCAGTCACAATTCACAATCTGGCACTCTTCTTGCTTTTTCATTGTTAAAGCGAAATATTGTGTATCTAT